TCTCAGCTTGAACTGACAATCGGGACAGAAACCAGCACCATCGATATACCAAACACCAATATCGACGACGATGATGACGAAAACGACACGCTGTTTTACTCAATTGACACCAGCCAGTATACAGAAGGCACAAAGGTTCGTTGGCGTGTTCGTACCAGCGGTATCACCGAAGAGTATGGTGATTGGTCGGTTCGTAGAACGGTTGATGTTTACGCTCAACCGAGTGTCGTTGTCGGTCTTCTGAGTTTCGAGGGGTCTGCGATTGATACTATATCGTCGTTCCCTTTGCGAATTGTGGCTTCTACGAGTCCTTCTACGCAGACCCCTATTGGTTATTCTATATCGATTATTTCGAATTCGACTTACGATACTCGTAACGAAACTGGACAACCTATCGTGGTCTATAATGGTGATGTTGTTTTCGAGAAATATATCAACTCGAAAGCTCAGCTCAACTATGTGCTATCTGCCGGCGATGTTAACTTGATGTCTGGTGTAGAATACACGTTCGAAGTTGTTGCTGCTATGGATTCCGGTCTTTCGGCGACTCATAGTGTAACAGCGATTGTTTCTTGGACTGTTCCGGAATACGATCTTAACACTCGTATGGCGTATGATCCTGATAATTGTACAATGAGTCTCATTCCTTATTGTCAAGAAGCAGATGGCAGTCTAGCTATAGGTCTTTCGATGTCTGTCTATCGAATCGAGTATGATGGTTCGATGACGTTGATCGCTGAAGATCTTAACAGCTCTCAATTCGCTGGTATAACAGACCCTCATCCTTCTCTCAACGATGCTCGTTATCGTCTTGTCGCGACCGATCGAAATACGGGGTCTATGACATTCTACGATACTCCTGGCTATCCGGTACAGGAGAAGTGCATCATCATACAGTGGGATGAAAATTGGACGATGTTTGATGGGAATGAGAACGGCGTTTTGGCCGATCCGACATGGACCGGTTCTATTGTGAAGCTTCCATACAACATTGACATACAGGAGAACACCAGTTCCGAAGTAACTCTCGTGAATTACATCGGTCGGGATTATCCTGTGAGTTATTATGGAACAGCGATCACGTCCTCGTCTACTTGGAATGTGTCTGTTCCTATGTACGATGAGGACATGCTGTTCTCTCTTCGCAGACTTTCAAAATGGACCGGAGACGTTTATGTTCGAGAACCTTCTGGTATGGGGTATTGGGCAAACGTCGCTGTTTCGTTCAACAGAAAACATCTTGAAACCGCTATGCCGGTAACCATCGAGGTTGCTCGTGTCTCAGGAGGTGCGTAATATGGCTGACTGGACAGCGAGTATGGAGCAGACTTTTGAATACTACAAAGTCGATCCTGTGACATGGCGTGATATAGAACTAGTGGAGACGGTGGAGTCATGCGACGTTACTCGAGACTTAGAGTCCGAGACGCTTGGCTCCGCGTCTCTTAAAGTCAAAGAGATGTTTCCAGAGATGTACATTCGTGTGTATCTCGTCGTTAAACAGAACGGTAAAACTGAGAAGTTTTCACTAGGAACGTTTCTCGCACAGACGCCTTCTTCGAGTTTCGACGGTATGCGAGACACCGTCACAGTCGACGCGTATACACCGCTTGTTGAGCTTAAAGAAAACCAGCCTCCGCTTGGATATTACGTGCCGAAAAACACGAATATCATGTCGGAGGCTTTTAACTTGACACAAACATACTCGAGGGCTCCTATTATCGAAGCTTCGTCTGATGAAATCATCCAGTTTGATTTTGTGGCTAATACAAACGACACGTGGATGACGTTTCTCAGCGACTTTGTAGAAAACGCTAAGTTTTATTACAACTTGGATGAGATGGGACGGATCGTATTCTCACCTATTCAAGAAACAGCGTCGTTGCAGCCGGTTTGGACATTTGACGATTCGAACAGTTCTATCTTACAACCGGATTTGACTACGGATCACGATATTTACGGGATCCCAAACGTGGTTGAGGTTGTGTATTCCAATTCGAACTACCAACTTTCTGCTCGAGCTGTGAATGATGATCCGAATAGCGCTGTGTCGACTGTCAACCGAGGTCGTGAGATAACGAAGCGTATAACAAACCCTTCGTTCTCGGGAACACCGAACGAAGACATGTTGAAGGAATACGCTCGACAATACCTCAAGGAAGCTTCAACTCTTGAGTACAGCATCAGTTATAAACATGGTTATTGTCCGGTTCGAGTCGGAGACTGCGTTCTTTTGAACTATCAACGAGCTGG